TATTGACCAAATTATTTTATTCTTCTTTTAATAATGTTTAAAGTTAAAACTTACTTTTAGATATTTAAATCAAGAATGGTTGCAACTCCTTAATTAAGCAGACACTGGGAGCGTTTATGGGACCTAGATTACCCAACTTCAACAGATAAACAGCTCCGACAACTTGTGTGTAATGACATGTATTCGATGCAACAATTTCTTTCATATAAAACGAAGTTGTAGCATTAGAAATATTTGAACATTACGGTTAATGCCCCTGACCAGCTCATAAACTGGGTCAGGAGAAGACAGGTCCGATACAAAGCTTTATAAGAAGCTAAACCATTCGGTCCATTCACTGATACGGAATGTACCCCATACGACACAACAAGGGTAATCGGAAACATGGCTTATGACATCAAGATACTCGGAGCTTCAAAAAACGGAGATAAAACGAAGCGTGGTGTAAAAGTGGAATACAAACCAAAGCAACAAAAACGAGCGGATTAACAGAAGAAATTCAAACCCACTAAAGAAAAACCAAAATATCCCTTTACATCGACCGAGTTAGAAGAATAAGTCAAAACTGAAAAGAAAAAAAAGACAAAGTAAGAAGACGACGTACCAGATATGTTACATCCAAAGTGTTACCCAGGACAAAAAAAAGTAAGGTTGAACAAAGACAAAGAACTGAAAACAGAGACAGATTACTTACTTAGTTATAGCACTCACAAGAACTTCCTGAAAGTACACAAAATAGACACAGGGTTAGATGAAATATACTGTTCATTAGTCGGTCTAGCTATTGCTTTAGCTTAAGATGAAGGTTTGTACTAGCCACTCTACCATATGCTACTCAGCGTACATAAATCGTCATATCTCATAGATGAGCAAGTCAGCAGGACCCATCGAGTAATGAATTCTTTTATAACACACTTGAATTAAATCAGAATGTGGTTCCCTAAACATGCCAAAGTTATAGAAAATATAGCCGTTGATGTAATGGATGAAGACCGCTATCCAGGATTAGATGAGTATCGAGAATTATAAGGTGAATTACGAGGTTAAGAGATAACTTATAATGTCGATACAACCTCGTAACCTAACGGTAACGTACCACGATATTACTACAGAATAACAACTGACAAGAAAGACATGAGTGCACACACTACATATTACGTTCCCAAAGTGACACAAAGTTAGTACTTAGACGCAGAAGCGTTATTCATGAAGTTATAAGTAAAAGGTTACACTCAAGCACCATGGAAGGAGGTATAACTGGATGCGAGGAAATTCATCCCAGCGCATAGAATAGGCGAGGTTTACACAATATACAGAATGCTGGACTTACAATCATTTATAGGATTTTTGATCTTAGATACGACCGGACGTCGATTGAACACTAATGCTTCATATTATATAGGTTATTTAGATGAAGACATACATACCCCATCAGATTAAAGACGATTTGGAGTATATTCAAGTGCCGATATACCACCCACTCTTTTGTAATCAGTAGACGTAATCACGTGGATGAAAGGAAACGCATTAGCTACAAAGGATTATCCTCATAAAGATCCAACATACATCCCACCTATCCTCGAAATGTTTAGAGAGATAGAGAAATCAGGCGAAGAACAAGATAAGGTGAATTAAGCGGTCTAAAAAGCAATCACATTAAGTGGGAACGATGACGATATATTTAAGTTCACCCCTTCAACTATATCGTTAAAAGGTGATACGTAGTAGGAGAAGGAAGCAGCTTCGCAAATGCAACGAATAATCGATACCACAGTTCAATCTAGTTTACCAGACTTCAATATCCGCCTACCACCGAAAGACCCCACAGGAGAGGATGAAGAGGAAGAAATCATCTAAGCGATATCAAACGTATCTGATTATCAGAAAGATTCCAACTCCGGAATAAAAGGTAAAACCCCTAAGTAACCTGAATAACAAAAGATACCCATGAATAAAAGGAGAGACACATAAAAGCAAACCTCAGACTTGTAACCTATGACACACATATAAGAAATGGAACGCAGAGACGATCACAGAGCAGCCGTGCGGAGTGCACATGGCATCAAAGTGTTCAAATACGCACCAAATTAATCGAGATACCCTACTCAACATATACCGTTGATATACAAGATGGGTGAAGATTATATTAGACACGTCTTACCAGCCTTGGTCTTGTTTAATAAGTTGGAGCCACGTATACTGGATACATTCCACGAATATATAGGGTTTGGATAATAGAAAGTGATGGTAGATAAGAAAGAACAACTGATGACGCGTTCCATGTCAGCTTACCCACACCCGGGTTTACGCACCACCACTAATATATTGATATAAAACGCACTGGCGTACTTAGACAGACACGATACGAACTAAGTTATACACGACATAGGAGCGAAATACGAATAGGTTACAGGATTTTTACGAGACATCTCATATACGGGAAGATACGTTTCAACAAGAGCTATCAGCGCACCATATGATAAGTTGTACCACAGGAACTAGTAACACAACAGAGATAAGTACGACGGATTCCTGAACGGTATTCCTACTGAATATCGAAATGTATGCGTGAACAAAGACACCCCTTGTGAAGACGCAGATACATTGTTTATAGATTCGTTGTATTATCCTGGATGCATAGACTATGCGTCTCACTAATTGAACGCTTACCCAGACAAAAAAGTCGTAGTAGTTATGTAAGTATATCCACATCTACTTAAAGGATAAGACCGCGTATTAGGTGCGTATTATGACGCTGAGGGGACTTATCAAGTTAGTCGTTAAAATGAAAAAGAAGTGGTAACTTCGGCTATAGCAGGAAATCAAATACCTTATACCCACCCAGTCGGACCAATGAACTCATTTGCGTTGGTAAATACGAATTTAAATTGTATGACTTATCTTCATATCTTAGGAGCCATCCCTACAGGACCTAGTAGTTATACAGTGATTGGCGAGGTGTTGTTGGGTCAAGTCTCCAATGGGCTAGTTCCCATGCCGAAAGATCATCTAATATCGAAATTTGTAGCTAATTATGTTTCAAAAAACGGAGCAATATTAGATAAACAAAACAAAGAGCAATTTTAAAATTTAAACGTAGCAGCGATGTATGAGAAAGAACACGGTAGCACTGACCAACCAAATATACATCGAAATAGATAAGTTGTTGCAGATTGCTTGATGAGCGAGACAGAACAATAACACTATATAGTTCGTAATAATTTATTGCAGAAATTAGCACTTAGGTATCCCGAGTGTTAGGGTATTAAAGTTGAGAATATGTATAATACGCTGTATAGGTCAAAGACATTCTTAAAGTTCCTAAATAAAGTATTTAAAAAACATTATCTGCGAGCTCTAACGACTTTGAGTGGAGGCGTGTGGTATTACGCGTTGCACGCGCTAAGTAGAGTGCATTTGGTTACAGCAAGCTTCTTGATTATAATCGGGTTGTATCATAGATATAGATAATCTAAATCTACTGCACTAAAACAAGCTCTAGATGAACCAATCCCACTGTGGTTACACCAAGAAATTACTCACGTGTTACAAGGGGATAACACCATACTCCCCGGAACGGAAGACAGAAGATACTTGCTTCCATTCAAAACAGATCCAACAGATTATACGTCCACAACATTTGGATCTGAATTTATATGTGTGCTGAAGAAACATATCGCACACATATTCGACTACGAATTAATAATGCCTACAGCATTGATTCGTTGGAAGAACACCCCACTCTCTCCTGAGGACGCAGCAGAGAGGTATACAAAGAAAGACCTCACTCCAGAGGCAAAGTAGAAAGGTTACACGTATGACGAGATCAAACGGTCGGTCTACGACTTTCTAACACCAATCGATTCAGATGAACCAGAAACTGAATCGAAATATACTTGGGAAGACATACGTTATAGTCAACCAGTAGAGATGTTGCATGGGTTAACGACTATACCGATATAAGCAACTAGTGTCTTATTATACAATGCAGTGAATACATTAAGACAATTACCTGAAGTATATCATGATTTAAGGGACTATCGTAGTTAAGGTATATGGTATCAAGGGTCGAAGCCAATCGAAAAAGAAGAGCCATAATTAGGTTACACAATAAAAGACCTGTCTGAAACCCTTCCTATGGAATTGATTAAAGGAATAATAACAGCGCCAATCAAGATACTCGGCGCCGTCAGACATTAAATCAGGAAAACAACAGGAACCTGTGATTGTAGTATACCATAACTACCCGTACTAGGAAATAGGTAGCACAAACAATAAGGGAAATCGTTTGCCTCCGTATGGAAGGATTAAGAATCGGAGTTTGAATCGAATACTCTAGACTTCGAAGGGTTGTAATACCCATTTGTAAATAAGAAAGTATAACTGAACTCCACAATTTCCAATTTGCGCGCTTACGACATAACAGGTAAGCGGACAACGTTAGAATTGTTAGAAGGAC